TCAGTTGGGAGTCCGGTTGGGCGTTTTTGTTCTCGTTTCGAGCTTTCGGATAGCGGACGCGGCCATTGCCGGGTCACGACTGAGATAGTGTGAATCGAGGATCACGCCCACATCGCGCAGGCTGTGACCGGTGATCGTCGCGATCTCAGGCACGCTACAGCCGGCGAGAGCGAGGCGCGTCACGGCGGTACCTCTCAAGTCATGGAACGTCAGGCCCTCAACCCCCGCCTTCGCGCAAGCCTTGCGCCATGAGGCTCGAAAGCCGGACTCGGTCCAGGTGAAGCCGGCCTCAGTCGTAAGGATCGTCACCGCGTCCTTTTTCACCTTGGCGGCGGCGTCCAGCGCGATGCGCAGCGGCTCCCCAACTGGAATAGCCACCCTGGCGCCTGTCTTGCCCTGCTTCAGACGCACGACGTCGCCGTCGTAGGCGGACCAGGTCAGCCGCAGCAGGTCGCCTTGCCTCTGCCCCGTCCACAGCGCCAGCAGAAGCGCGAGGTGAAGATGCGCGGGCGCCTTCGCCAGGAAGGCCGCTTCGTCAGCATCCGTCCAAACGGCGTCGGCCCGGCTGGCTCGATACAAACGCCCGATGCGCTCGAGGGGGTTCAGCGGCGTCAAGCCGCGATCCGCAGCCCAGGCCAGAGCGCGGGCGAAAACGGCGAACCTATAGTCTGCGTTGCGGCGCGAGGACACGGCGAGCCGGTCACGCCAAGCAAGAAACTCTCCCCGCGTGCGGCGATCATGAAGCGCCTCAATCGGGAAGTCGCCGAACTCTGCGGCTATGGAACGGAGGTGCTTCTTGTAGTCAGCCTGCGACCGCGCGGCGAGCGTGGAAAAATCGGACGACGACTCGAAGGCGTCGAGGATGTTGGCGATCGTCCCAGCGGGGCGCGCTTTTCTTGTCACCACAGCCGCATTGTAGCTGGCGACGAACTCGGGCGAGCCGGGCTTGCCGTCGAGGCGAGGACCGCCCTTCCATGCATAGAAGTAGGTGACGGTTGAACCATCGGCCAGGCGCTTGCTGACGCGGTTCACGCCCTTCAGCTTAATGCGCATTCCTTCTTCCGGCCTTCCACTTGTCGAACGGATCTAACGGCGAATTCTCGGCTGCTTTCCTGGCCGCGACAATGCGAATCTCGCCCGCTGGAGAGATTTCGACCGCGCCCACGTCCAGGCCAGCCGCAAGAGCGCCTTTCAGCGCTCTTGCGACATCGGCTTGCGTGAAGCGGGCTGCGGCCATCAGATGACTTAGAAAGAGCCGTTCAGGCGAACATTGACCGATGCCGACGGATTCGCGGCCTCGGTCGTGGCGACGCCGATCAGCGTATTGCCCGAGGCGGTCTTGCTCACGGCCTTGTCGGCAGCGACCCAATAGAGCTTGTCGCCCGGCGCGATGGCCAGAGCACTGACCTTCGGCAAGGTGAAGACGCCTTCGACGTCAAGATCGACGGCTTCACCGGACGCCGCGTCACCGTTGGCGACGCCGAAGATGCTGCCGATGAGGACGCCATCGCCGGACTTGACGGCGGCCGGCGCGGGAAGGGTCAAGGTGCGACCCGGTTGAACGAAATTACGCATGTCAGATGCCTTTCGAAGTTCTGAAACGGAGAGTTTTCGGCGAAGGCCGGCCGCTGATCTGTTGCTTCAGATTCGTGATGTAGCCGGCAAGATCCGACGCCCGCGCACGGCCGTAGGTGATGCTTTCGCCGGACTGATCTGTCACCGTGACGGCGGCGCGGCCGGTCATCAGCGCATGATATGCCGCTTCAGCTTCGACCAGATGTTGCACGGGCGTCGTCATGGTCAGGCGCCCGGGTTCTTGTAGGCGCCGCGCGTGTCGATCACGCCTACCCCAACGTCCAGCAGGACACGCCATTCGCGGCCCAGCGTCCGCCAACCATCGCGCACCTCGACTTGAGGCCCAGGCGCGGCGCCCAAATGTGCCAGTTCGAAGACGGGCGCCGTGGCCGGATCGGCCACCACGAACCATTGGTTCCCCGAAATTCGCGCGTCCACGACCAGCTGCAGTTTGCCGGCGAAGACGTTCTGATTTTCGACCGCCGTAGCGTTCAAGGTCGCCAGAATTTGCTCTGCGGCAGTTTCTTGCGCGGCGCCGACGACAAGGAACTTCGGAGTGACATTGGCGGGGGTCACGCCGTCGAGGCCGGTCTTGATCCGCAGCGACTGGCGGGCTGCACTCAGGGTCGCGACTGACAGGACCGCGCCCGCCGCAGCCAGATTGTCATGGTCGGCATGAAACAGGGCTTTGCCGTCGCGCATCTTATAGCCGCCAATCAGCGCATCAGCGAGAAGCTTGGCTTCCTTCTCAGCGGCCAGTCGGCCGGCCTTCGATGCGACGTCAGCAAATGCGCCGATGTCATCATTGATCAGGGCCGTACGAGTCAGCTCGATGATACCGGCGTAGGTAGCCAGTCGGTAGGACTCCCCCGATTCCGTCAATTGAACCGACTTGATCTCGCCGTGTTCACTGACGTTCTGGAGTTCGGAGGCCGTGTCCAGCTCCAGCACGGTGACCGGGCGAAGATCTGTCATGGATCGCGGCCGGGCGAGCACCTTCAGAGGGCTTTCGGCGACGCCGTAGCCGTACTTCAGAACGCGGTTCGTGGCGCCGTCCAAGATCAGGGGAAAATCCGACGTACCTTGCGCTGATCGAGTCAGCAGTTCTTCGCGCCCCAGGGCGGCGACGTTTTCGCCCGCGCGAGTCAAAGATTGGCGAACATGGTCATGAAGCCCCAGAGTCATCAGCGGTCGCGCTGCGTCGCTCGGCGCCATGCCCGTCATCCGGCAAGCCAGGGCTTCAGCGCTGCGAGCGACGATAACCTCGGGCGCCGTGTTGTCGTGCAGAACATGCGCGCGGATCTGCGACACGGGAGCGGTTCTGCGTTGCATCGCTTCGAATGCCGCCGCACGGGCTGAATTGATGTCGGCTTCGCTGTCGATTTGAGCGTCAGCCCAGGTGCGATCCAGACCAGCCGTTTCGGCGAGGCTGCGGATTTGCGCGTTGATCGCCGCGCGGGTTTCAGTTTGCGCCGGGGGCGCGGCTTGAACGGCGGGGTTCTGAAGTTCCGCCACTTGGGTCGTCATGGTGCATTCGCTCCGGATGTAAGCCGATGGGTCGGCGGGGATCGGGACCAGGGACGCCTCTAAGAGAGTCCATTTGGTCGCCGTACGGACCCGAGGCCCAGCGGCGCGAGGGGCGGTCTCGCTCCATTGGGTGACTCGGTAGCCGATTGAGATTCCGGTCAGGTCGCCGCGCTCTATGGCGTCCAGCGTGGCCGGATTGGAGATACGCAGCGTCGCGTCGATACGGTCTGCTTCGAACCGCACGTCGATCACGCGGCCCAACACATCTGCGATCGAGGTTTGCCGGTGAGCGTCCAGGACCGGTATGCGGTCGCCGACTTCAACGTTTTCGCGACCGATGGCTAGGCGCTCGAGGAAGCCCGGCCGCTGGACAGCCGCGCCGGTCGAGAGCGTCACATCCACCGTGCCGACCTCGCGATTGAGCGACTCCGGCTTGAAGGTGATTGCGGCCCGCGTCAGTGTGTCCGGGCGTTCGATGACGTCGTTCATGCCCGCCCCCGGCTGAAGGGCAGCATGTTGCCGGACGACAGCAACCGCGCGCGCCTGAAACGGGCGTCACGTGCAAGACCGAAGTCGGGCTCACGGATCCGCATGGCGATATCCGGGCCGAACGTCTCCATTGCAAAGCGCCGCAGTTCGGGCAGCAAATCCTCGCGCCAGGGTTCAGGCGGGTTATCGCGCATCGTCGTCGTTCTCCAGTTGGGGGCTTGCTGCGGCGGGAGCGGCGCCGAAGGTCAGGTTGAGGGCTTTCTCGCGTGCCCGGTCGGCGGCGATCTCAGCGTCCAGCGCTTCAATCGACCACCCGCGTTCGGCGACGGCCTGGCGCCGCGACATGAGGCCCGCGTCGATCAGTTCGCGGTAAGCGGCTGCGTCCTTGGCGGGGTCGATCCAGGGCGCCGAAGGGAACAGAAACTCGGCAGCGGTCCAGGCGCGCGGATCTGCCTCGAACCCAGCCGCGTCGATCTCGCCCGCCAAAACCAGGGACGTGACGGCGCGGGCGTGAACCCGCCGCAGCAGGACCGGCGCGAGGGTTCCGTACTGGACTTGCTCATAGCGTTGACGGAAGGCGACTAGGTCGGCGCGTAGGCTTCCATAGTTGGCCTTGCTCAAGTCGCCTGAAACGAGGTGCGCAGGTACGCCCATGCCCACGGCCACGGCCCTGAGTTCCGCGCTCAGGAAGTCGGGGGCCTGCTGCGCTTGCTGCGGCGTGGCGAAGGTCATCTTGTAACCGGCGGGCAGTACCTTGATCGTGCCGGGCTCCAGGCCGTCCACCATGACCGAACCGGACTGCTCCCCATCGAACGGGTTATCTCCGCTCATGTCGCCCTGGTTTTCGAGGAACCCGGCGAACATCGCGCCCGTCTTGAAGCCGACCAGCAGCGCGTCGGACAGTTGGTCGATCTCGCCAAGCTTGAGGAGAACCGGCGCGAGCCATGACACGCCGCGCACCTGGCCTGCGCCCAGCGGGCGGAAAAGGTGAATCACGTCGGCGGCGTCGATCCGCTGCGGCGCCGACATCGTCACCCAAGCGGCGGACGGGAGGTCCGGATAAATCCAATAGGCGACGCGCCGGCCGTAGGTATCGAACTCGACCCCGCCGACGATCTGATTGCCGGACGCGAGGTCGCGGGTCTCCGCGTCGGCCAGCATCTCAGCGGGCAAGAGACGAAGTTTCAGGCCCTCCGGCGTCTCGACCATGGTCAGCAGGGCTTCGCCGTCGATCACCATGGCGCGGGCGATCTCGGCCTGAAGGCCGTACCAATCGCTTAGGCCGTTGATGTCGGCGGTATCGCTCCAGCGCTCCAATGCGGTCGTGATCGCCACGCGCGCGGCTTCGTCGGCATGCGTGGGCGTCGCCCTGGCGCCCGTGCCGACAAGAGCGGTGACCCAGGCTTCGACGGCCGCCCGTGCATGGGGATTGTTCGCATAGGCATCGCGCGCACGGCGACGAAGCGGCGCGGCGGCGGCCAGGGTCTCGGTAGTCATCCGCCCGAAAGAGGTAGCGCCCGACCAGGTGCGACCATGAGCAGCTTCGAACCGACGGACACGCCGCGCCGGGACGGGCGGGCGGAAAGCGGCGACGACGCGGGCGAGAAGGTTCACGATAGCACCGCCTTGAAGGCGCCGGCGTTGCGGCGGACGAAGTTGAGCATGACCTGTTCGCCGCGTTCCGTGCTGATGCCGCGCTCGAAGGCGTCGGCCGCATCGAAGACGTTGACGATCTTGACCTTCGAGCCGCCGGACGTCAGGCCGCCGTTGTTGCGGTGACGCGGATCATCCTCGGTCAGCACTTCTTCGTTGCGGAGCAGGATGGCCGGGACTTCGTTCGGCGCGAGGCCGGCGATGCCGCCGCTGTGGTAGCGGGTCGCATTGGCGAAGAGGCCCGGAACGGTCGTGCGAGAGCGGCCGCCACTGCCGACCACGCCGCCGTCATGGAACAGTCCGGCGATCATTTTCGCGATTGAATTGCCACCTGACGAACCCTGTCCGGTCCCGCCACCCAAGGCGTTCAGGATGGCCTGTTGTGCGATCATGACCGCGATTTGCCGCAGAAAGTCGGCGGCGAAGGACAGGAAGGCGTCGCGCAAGCTGCCGAAAGCGTTCTCGCCCTCGGCGATCGACTGCGCGAACTGATCGAAGGCGCTCGCGCCGCCTTGGGACAACATTTGGTCGATATCGGCGCCGGTGACGACCGCCTTGGCGCCAAGGCTCGCCGTCTCGTCGATGACACCTTGCAGATAGGCGCGAAGAGCCTCCGCTTGGGGTCCGGTGGCGGTCGCCATCATCGCCAGGAAACCGGCGGCGGCCCGCTGAAGTTCGCCGTTGAGCTGGAAGACCCGCGCTTGCAGTTCCTCGACTCGGCCGGTGTCGCCGCGTTCGGCCGCCGCCGCCATCTGGTCTTGCAGCTCGCGCCGAAGGCTGAACAGGTCGTTCAAGCCCGCTTCGGCGACTTCCCGGCTTCGCGCGGCTTCGGCGATGTCCCAGGTCTGCCCCAGGATGGCGGCGAAATCGGCTTTCGTTTGCGCGTTGGCGTCGGCCATCTCCGAAGCCGTCAGCCGGGCGATATAGGCGGCGCGGCTTTCGACTTCGCCGCGCTGTTGCGCCAGTTCAAGGCGAGCGCGCTCTATAGCTTCGTTCGCTGCCTGCGCCGCTCGCGCGTCATAGAGGTCGCCGACCGATGCACGGATTGTCGCCGCCTGGTCTTCCGTCAGCTTCAAGCCAACGCCCGCCGCATCGATCCGCGCTTGCTCGATAGCCGTCAGGATCTCGGCTTCACGGGCGCCCTTGCTGATCAGGCTGTTTTGGAACTGACGCGCCTGGTTCTCGAGGTTCAACCCCGCGATGAACGCGGCCTGCTGCTTCGCGGCCTGCTGTGCTTCAGACAGACCGCGCGACCTCGCGTCGGCTGCCGGCTTAGGCGGATCGCGCGTCGTATCGGCAGCGGTCGGACGGGTAGCCGCATCGATTGCGGCGATGCGCCGATTGATCACGTCACGCTCGCGCTCGAGGTTGGCGATGGCGCTGTAAGCGTCGCCGATGCCGAGGAACGGCGATCCGATAGGTACGTCTCCCTGCCCTGCTGCGATCCGACCCTGATAGCGCCGAATATCGGCGTCGATCCGGGCATGCTCGCCCGCAAGGAAGGCGCGAGAGTTCTTATTGACGCCCGGCAACTGCGCGGAAATCCGGGCGATCAGGCTAAGCAGCCCCTCTAGATCAGATGTGAGCCCTTCGATGTCCACTGCGTCGGCCAGGCCGTCGCCGAACGAACGCCATGCCTGGCCGAAGTTGGTCAGGATCGTGGTCCAGGGGCCGGCCATCTTCGCAGCGGTCTCGCCGTAACGACGCGCGAAGATGTCGAAGGCGTAGGTCCGCGCCTCCGCTTCCTTTTTCGACTCTTTGAGCTTCTCGATATGCGCCCGTTCGGCACGTGTCAGGAAGTTCAGCCGGTCGTCGAGGGAAAGTATGGCGTCGGCATTGCCCGTGAAGGCTTCGGTCACATCGTCGGCCGCGTCTTTCACATCCACGCGCAACACGCGGGCCATGTCTCCGGACGCCTTGGCGAAGGCGGCCAGGTAGGTCGGATCGACGGCGTCACGCGTGAACCGTTCGACGGCGCTCCGCGCTTCCTCGGCGTTGGCGCCGGCGACGATCATCTGCGCAGCGACTTCGGCGAGCTGCGGAGCGCTATACAGAGCCGCGTCGCCGGATCGACGCAGCAGGGATTCCATGGCGCCTAGGTTTTTTGCCTCAACGTTTGCCCGCGCCAGGGACGCGACGAACGGCCCTAGAACCAGGCCGGCGGCGGCGATGGCCGGGCTGAAGCGCAAAATTGCAGCGGTCGCGTTGGGGAAGATCTGCGCAATCTGTCCGCCCTGCTGCGCCAGGGCTTGCATCGGCGAGGTACCGCTGGCGATCTGCGTGAACAGGTCATTGACCTGGTAGCCGAGATTCTGAAGCTCATGCGGACGAAGGCCCGCGCGCTGCCCTGCTGCGTTGGCGAACGACGTCACGCGCATTCGGGCAAGGCTCAAGCCCGCTGCGTCGTAGGCACGCTTAGCGTCCAGGGCGGCGCGTCTCGACTGCTGAAACGCGGCGACCTGCGCACCGGACGCGGCCAGGCCGGCTTGGCGAACTTCTTGCCCGAGGATTTCGGCAGCGTCGGCGGCCGTGCTGTAGGCCGCTTGTAGCTGACGCACTTCGGCCGATGCCCTGCGGAACTCGAGATTCTTTGCCGCAGCAGCCGCTAGGGCCAAGCGGTTCATGGCCGCCGTGGCCGACCTTACGCCGGGTCCGGTTTCGTCTCGCGCCTTGATGTTGAGACTGAAGTCGCGAGAATTACCATTCGACATCAGGCGTGCCCCCCGACGGGGGACTCAAGCATTCGCATCATCTGCGCATGTGCTTCGGTCCAAGGCATTAGGAGCCGGGCGGCCAGGACCGACATTTCGTCCCAAATGGGTTGGCCGAACGTATCGAAGAGGGCGTACGCCTCGCAAAGCTCCGCGCGCGTTTCAGCGTTGGCGTTGGCCGGTGCCGAAAACAGGATATTCTCGAAAGCTTCTTGGAAGTCGTCGTATCGCGACGGCGGAAGGCATGGTCCGGTCTCACTCGGAACCAGCATCGTATCGAGCATGGCCGCCAGTTCGCGCCCGGCGCCTATGACGGCGCGGGCATAAACCCCGCCGGCCTGCGTCAGGGTCAGCGCCACGGGGTCAGCCCGCCGCCCGCAGGTGGGACAGCAGGCGCCGCGCGATGACCGCCGCGTTGATCGTCAGGACGCCCGTGACGATGGGATCGCTGTCGTCCGGATAGGTGAGCGGGTCGGGATTTAGCGCGCCGACGCGCGTGGTTACACCACCGTCGAGTCGAACCCAGTTCGGGGAAGACTGGACCTCTCCGGTCTCCGGATCATGCTGCCGGGTGACTTCGATGACCCAACGCTCGCCGGCTTCGATGCGGGGGAGGTTGGCCTCGAGGCTGATGGGGTATGTACCCTCAGTCGGGCAGACGACATTCCTGCCGTGGCGCAACGTCGCTTCGAATGAGACGAGGTCATCAGCCTCGAGCCCCTGGTCGAGGGCTTCCGCGAGCAAAGCCGCCACCACGGCCTCAAACTCATCAATCAGATGGTGGCCCTGATCATTCCGGGCAGCGGACTGAATGTGACCCCGATGATGGAGTCCTCGGATTTGGGTCAGGATGCGTTGCGCGTCCGGCCGATCTGCAATGGCTGCGATCGATACTGCGACTTGCGAAAGAGAGTAGAGCATGGCGACCCGCCTTGTAGGTTGATCGCTACAAGGTCGGTGTTTTGGCGACGCAGGTCAATAGTATCCTGAAAGATTGGACCAACGTCAACAGTAATGCGACATCCGTCTCGGAGACATGTGTCTCTTTTTCATTGACACATGTCTCGGTTTATTACCCTGCCTTGCTTTCTTAACACATACGCCTTACTTTAATAACCGCTTCTGCGAGGCTGGCCGGCCTGGAAAACGTGGGAGCGCCGCTGTGCGGGCGAGTGCGCGGCGGTCGGGCGCCGGAGTCATCGCCGGCCCTAGGGAGCGAGCGGGCAACCGACTCGTCAGGCCACACCGTTGAGGCGTTTCCTTTCTGGGAAAGCCCGCTGGCCAGCGCGATGCGGTCAGCGGGCTTTTTCAGCTAATAAAGCGACAAATAGGATTCAAACACATTTAATATTCGGCGCTTCATCGCGACGACTAACGCAACATCAAAAGAGACTTTTGTCTCATTTAAATACTAGTTGCATATTGACCTTACTTGTTCATCATAGCGGCACAGCAGTAACTTGCTGTCGGATGTGGAAATCCGCTAGGAACAGAGTTCGGTCGCCTTGGTGATCGAGCCGGGCAGTTGATGGGCGGGCGAAAGCTCGGCCGCAGTCCTAGCGGTTTCCACCCCGTCAACTGTCCGGCGCCCGCGTGGAAACGGGGCCGGCGTCAGAGACCAGGACACCGCGACCATGACCTCACAAACCACTCTCATCGATCTGCCGCTCGCGACAAACGACTTCAGCGCAGACAACGCGACAGGCGCCGATCACGCGGCGGCGCTGCTGCACCACATGAAAGAAGCCGCCAACCCGACCCTGCTAGGGATTGTCGCTCGAGAAATCGTCGAGCGTGGCGCCTGGTCGGGCATTGAGATTGGGTTCTTTCACCACATAGCCGCCACCGCAGTGAGAGCAGACCATGGCTGAACCACACCCCGGAAGACTGCTGCGGCTGCCCGAAGTGCTGCAACTCACCGGAATCGGCAGCAAGAGCGATCTATAGCGGCGCATTCGGGCGCAGACCTTCCCCGCGAGTCGCCGCCTTTCGCATCGGGTCGCGGTCTGGTCGGAGAGCGAAGTAAGCGAGTGGATCGGCCAAGCGTGGCGGAAGGCAAACAAACCCTGAACATTTTGGGGATTAATCCACCGGTTCGGGGGATTTCGGGCGATTTCGTATTGGGTACAGCCTTAACCACGTCATGCTGTTCATGCCGCTGCAATCGCGGTCGCCCCGCCGCCGGCTCGCCGACGACAGGGCATCCGAGTCCACGATGCAGCGGATGGCTCCGCGGGGACGACGGGGAGGAGGTGAGATGTCTCCCCGTCGTCTAGCAGGGTGCACCGCACCTGATCCGCGATCAAGTCAGTTTGAGGTCGCCATGACTGCCGCCTGTGGGCAAGCGAACGGCGTGCGCGCCTCTAGAACTTTAGCGGATCACCGGAAGTGATCACCTTTTTGATAAACTCAAAGGCATCGGCTTCGAGGCGTCCAGAAAAGCCCAACAGACTGGACGACACCGCAAGTTGATCAAGGCCAATTGGCTTAGCCAGAGAAGCTGTTCGCCGGCGTGCCCACGGAAAAAGCTCCGAGAATACAGCATGCAAATATAATGCCTCAGCGAGGCGACCAACCAGAGTATCAGTGGTAACAATACAACTTGGATTGGGGACATCATTCTCTAGTGAAGAAAGACGAGCGAACTGAACTTGCAAAATGTGGAGAACGTCCGACACCCTATCGGCATCTCCGCGCGGCAATACGGACGATAGATCCGTTAACCTTTCGACAGTTCGCGTCGGTAAATGGGGCAAGTCGGGAACAATCGCGCTATAATGCAGAACACGAACTCGTACCCCCGGCACTAATGGCAATTGCGAAATCAGTTTTCTTGCGACTTCAACTGATTGTTCCGCATATTCCACAGCCTCTCCTAAATCGAGAAGCAAACGGGCTTTAAGGCTTGCGGCTTTCGCTCTATCCTTACGCTCTCCGTCTTGCCAAAGAGCTGTAGCTCCGATAGCTGCGGCAATGAGTGTTGCAACTCCACCGGCAAGACTTTCATACTTGCCAATCCATAAGAATAGTACAGCCGCTTCGAAAATCGACCAGACTTGCATCGCGTCCGTGCGAACTGCGGTGATAAAGCGGGGAACAGCGAAAAGCAGGAAGAAAGCGCCCCATGTGAAGGCAACCGACATCCCGATAGTTTTAAGCTTCTCTGCTGTCATCCGACCCCACCAAGCACCCCGAATAGCTCGGGATGAACCCCCACCTTGCCGACATCTCAGTTAACGGCCGAATGTCCCGATTCGCTGAGCGTCACCATCGTATCTGCTTTTAATCTGGTCACCGCGCCATCCACTTCGACCGCACAACGGTCGGCATCCGCTTCGCCGGTGCCAGTGGCGACGAAAGCTCTTCCTCCCGCCGATCAAGGTTCGCGTTGACCAGATGGCGCGCCGCCCAGGCGTAAACTGTCGCGTCGAGGGTTTCCGCCCGCTTGCCCTTAATCCGCTCGAACCGAACCTCAGAGCGTCCGCGTGACATGCGCACGACGCGGCGCTCGCTCGCCAATTGTTCGAAATAAATCCGCTCGAGCGCTTCAGAAAACCGGATGCCCTGCCCTCGCTCCAGTCGGGCGGAAAGCGCCGACTTCACCGCGTCCACGCCGACAAGCCATAGCGGATGGCCGCCGCTCTTCGATTTTTCGAGGAACGGACGGGAGAACCCGCCAACGCCCTTGCCACTGACCACCCGGCGGCCGAACCGGGACCGGGTGAAGCCGTGCACGATCTCGACGTGACCGCCCGAACCGGAATCGACCACCGCAGCATCCACCTTGATGACGCCGCCGTTCGGGTGAGGCCAGGTTGAGCGCAGCAGGCCGTCAAGGTCGGACCATACGGCATCGCCATCCACGGGGCCGAAAAAGACTTCGTGCGACAGGACGTAAATCTCAGTTCGGCCATGCCCCATAATGACGGCCTCAAGCCGGTCGTCCTGAACATCCACGCCGACCGTGATGACCAGAACATCGGCAGGAAGCGCGGCCAGGCTGAAGGACTCCCGCCGGGCGCACAACTCATCTTCGTCCAGCCCGTCACCCTCGATTTGCCAAGGCTCGGCTAAAACCGTGTTGGTGAAGGCCTGTAGCGTCTCGGGTGTTTTCTGCGCCTCCAGGAACTCAGCCGCGAGGACCGACCAACGGTGCGCATAGTGCGGCGAGGTCAGGGCGTTGATGCTGAACCCGGCGTGGCCTTTGACCTCTAGCGCCGTCGCCCGCCATCGGCCGGCAGCGACCATCGCCGGCTTTTCGCGCTCTTTCACGACGCAGCCCGACATAGGACAAACCCAGTGTGCGGAAGACGGGTCACCGGCCTCCCACCGGATGTCGCACCACCGGATCTCCGAAAACTCGCCGCAGGACGGGCACGGCACTTCGTAGACGCGCTTGTCGGACTGCTGATAGGCGCGGGTGATCGGCCCCGTGTCGAAAACTGGCGTACTGCCCGCAATAATCTTGCGGTTTCGACCGAAGGTTTTGGTCCGCGTTTCGGCCAGGGCTATCGGGTCGCCCTCCCCCGTCATTTCGTAACCGTCGATCTCATCCATCGCGAGGATGCGGACGGTATGGCCGCGTAGATTGCGGGCGGCCCTGGCGCCGACGAATTTCAGGGAACCGCCGGGAAATCTGCGGTCGTACATCGTGCTGCGGTCGGCCGAGTCGTCAGAAGTCAGCAGTCCGCGAAGCGCGGGCGACGCTTCGAAGACCTCTTCCAGGTCGACCGCAAAGCGTCGGGCGTCGTCACTGGTCGGCTGTAGGGACATGATCAGTGTCGGCGCGTTGGCGACGTAGTTGGCGATAATCCCCTGAATCAGGGCCGTGTATCCGATGCGCGCCGACTTCAACACGCTCACCCGCTCGATCTCTGGATCATCCAGGGCGTCGCAAATCCCGCGTTGATAGGCCCATAGGCGCATGCGGCCGGGCAGCGCCGACGCGGAGTCGGGCAGGTAGATGTTTTGCTCGATCCAGTCGGCCGTACTGATCATCGGCGGCGGGCGTAGAAGCGCCAGAGTTTCGGAGCGCAGCCGCGCCAGAGTGTCAACGGTCATCGGCCATGC